CACTGGTAAATCTTAGTGTAAACACTATGTTTCCCATGCTGGTTGCTTATGGCACCCGAAGGATTTGCGCAACCTGGTAAAATGAAGAAAAGACGTGACGCCCCCAGCATTGGGGGTAAGATTTTATTTTAGTTGCTATCAGGTCATTGGGTTTGCTCGGGTAACTAATCCAAGCAACGGCCTACTGACTCGCTTTTGTATTTTGAAATTTTTATGGCATGAAAAATACTATTTGTATATTATATTATTGGGGTGGTTATTATTATGAAAAGACAGCGGTAGTGAAATCGGATGGCTCCGGAGTTATTATCAGCCTTGCAGACGTGACAACTCCAAAAGCTGTTCCAGTGGTGAATGTGAGTCGAGTTCCAACTGCACTTGAGGATACGTATAATTTAGCCTCAGTTTGAGTGGCAGTCGCATCCTGCAAAGTCGTGAAACCGGTGAAAGTTATATTGGCAGTGGATGTTGAAACATTGATAGTACCACGAGACACACTAATGATCAAAATGGTGATGTACCAAAATCCAGGACCATTAAAGGTGAGACTAAAATTGCCACCTCCATTGAGGAGGGCAATGTCAGTGCCTGCGAACAATCGACTAGTACCATTTGAACCAAAAAGCTGCGCACTAGTGCCGCCAGTGATCGTGAGGTCAGATCCAGGGCACTCTTGTGGTTTTGGGACTTTAAGCCTGACCACGTAGTCGACATAAACTCGACCGATTTGTGCGGTTGACGAAAACCCATCAGTACCAATAATCAAAGCTCCATGGTCATACGTTTTGAGGTCAGTGGAAGCAACGTTGCCGTGTCTAATAAACAATTCTTGTTGCAACATTGATCGTTCCACGTTCATGGAATATGGAGCAAATGCTGAAGAGTCAATGAATTGTGGAAACTGAGACATCTCGGAAACGCTACCTACGTCATTTGGTTGAACATAGGGGTCCCTGGAGTATGCTAAAAGCAATGATCCAGCCGTTGCCGTTGAAGCGGATGGTTTATAGCGGAAATTGAGGGTAACCAGCTGGTACTTCTCAAAGTTGGCAGCTATTGAGCTTAACCATGGAAAGCACCCAGATAAACCTGGTTGGACCGAAATCACATTGGATTGAAAGTTGGTGGACCCGATAAGGGTTGTAACCAATTCACTGTGTTGAATCGTAACAGTACCCTCCACATTGCCAAGAAATTTTGGTTGTCTCCTAGCAATTGGCCTATTGATAGCAACAGGGGCAGTCCAATCCTGATTGGTTAACATCCTATTACCTTGTTTGTTTTTATTGCGCTTCTTTTGACGCTGATCGGCTTTATACGATCTAACTGCGTTGTGTATAGCACCACCAGCTTTAATGGCACCATTGAGTAGTTGTGTTGCTACCATTTGTGCTTGTTCTGGGTTTTGTGCAGCGTAACGCGCTAATTGCATTTTATAATTTGTTTAATTGTTATATCGTGTATATCACTTAAATTGACGTAGTTAATGTCCGATCCATCGGTAGGCCAATAGGGTTTGATTGCATTGTAATAGCCTTCGAGACTTATTTGGTGTTCTGGGTATATATCAAAAGCTAGATAAAAACTATGTCTAACTATTGCCTCATCAACTTCTCTATTGATTGGGCTACCCCACCAAAACAATCCCCCAGTAAGATTGGGGTTTTTCCTCCAATCTTTGACTCTACCTGCATCTAACATTTTATAAAAGGCTGAATAGACTGGTAGGTGCCCATACAATGAAAACCCACAGTCTGATATAGCCTGTCTGTAATATGTCCAATCACCTTTGGTTTGGATACCATTATATGTTATAAGGTCCTTTCCTAACGCACAGGATGGTTTGCGAACCATGATCCAGCCATAGCCGGTATTCACTGGTTGCATTTGACAAAATTCCACCTTTTCCAAAATATTAACGGGTGGTTCCACCTTCATGGTGAATCCCATCTCGTTGAACCATTCTGGTAGGTCAACCAAACACTGTAAATCATGTCGCTCAATAAATAAAACACAGTCGTCACCATTGTTGGCCAACTGAAATTTGATTCTCTTGGAGCTGCAATATGAATGAACCATAGCACACATCAATAGTGTGTTTCCGAGTCCAGTATTCATATCACCCGACATACGACACCCAATGGTTTTGTATTTAACAGACCCATTTGGGGTGCGACCACTACCATAGTTGTTTAATTGTAACCTAAGTAGTGTTCTCAATTCATTACTCCATGGAAAATAACTCTGGTAGATATTATGTTCCCAACGTAATGCTTCTTGAGAAACGTGTTGGTCAAAACGGGACGCGTCGAGTCCAATAGCAATTGGTTTGTCGAACATATCCCATTTTTCTTTCATCAATGTTCCCAACTCTGTGACAGTCATTTCCTTCATGACTGTACGATGGCCGAAACATTCGTCTATACACTTGTATATTAATCCCTCAATTGCTTTAATATATATACCAACACTGACATTGTACCTTGGATCCCGAGGTTGTATAATTCGAGGAGCAGGATCATCTTTTTGCGTAAGATTATGCTTCTCAACTTTCACAAACGCCTTGATGTGTGAGTCTTTGGGTGTCCACCTACTTACCAATAGGCTTTCAACTGCTCGCTCATAAATGTGTCGTTTCCTGCCGGTGTAGCTCAACACGAATTGTTCGTGGGTCAAAACACTAGGATAAACAACATTTGTTTGCATCATTGCACGAAACGATAACAATCGTTTCGCAAAGGTTCCTTTCAAAGGCGCGGGTGGCCTCTCGAAACCGTTTTTACCTTTAACTAGGTAAACACGTTCAACGAGAGCCCTCTCCAAGTTGCAAATATCATTGCTGTGCACGTTATAGTCGTCACCCATGCCGGATGAGACTAATGCTGTAACGTGTCTTATTTTTGGTTCCCCGTGGTTGAGGGTGACGTGCATGAGATCAACACCATATAACTCTTTTATGAGGTTATATTGAACCTTCGTCCGGGTGCTAATACTGTCACCCCTACCAGGGGGTACCTAGATGTTATCCTCGTCATGGTGGTTGTTAAACCACCAACGAGGATTCCATCTGTGTCTACGGGAGTCGTACTCACCTAACCGATTGGTTCGGTTTTCGACTCGTGCTAATCGCTCTGCGCGAATAGTGCGCATGCTAGTGATAAAGCTTAACTCTATGACATAATCTATGACGTCACTTTGTTTAGCGCGTGGAACCTTCCACTCAGTCATCACTGACAACGCACACGACCGGACAGCCTTTTCATTGGCCTTTCCGATAGCACCGGTTCGAACCAGTCGGCTTCCCATCCTAGTCTGAACCTCCATCGCCGTTCGTATAGCGAGCGGCTTTCGTCTGGAACGACGATTATTTGGAGCATATTTCCCATCATCCTCTAAACACATCTTGTCTATTTGTGATGGTGAAATATGGTCAAAACCTCCAAGAATGAGCACATTTTCATCCTTGTATTTTTGACCGATGTTGGTGGCCACAGGCCACCAGAAGTCATTCCACCGCTCCCACCAAGGAACAAAAGCATTGTTCCTATTAACTACTCCTCCGACCATTTTCTTACCAAATCTAGTTCCATTTGTCGGTAAAACCATCGCCAACGTCTCTCGTCGGACGGCGATGGGGTGTGTATTAGTGTCAATGTCAACTTCATCCTGATTGGCTTGTTGCGGTGCATTTGCCAGAGACTCGTCACCTGGTTGGTTTGAATCATAAGTTGAGTCACTATCTCTGTCGATTTCACCCACAGGGCTGTAATCGCCAGCGATTGCTGCGACAGGTCTCTGACCACGAACGGGATTTGGTTTGCTAAATTTAGAGTCATTTGGGCCACCGACCCAGCCAACAGTGAAGGGCTTACCACGAGGATAACCATTGACTGCTGCAGCACCAACGAAGGCTGCTGCAATACACCAACTGAAGAGGGAGTGGTGTTGTCCATATGTGTGATTCATATGGTACTACTTGCCGAAAGTTAAATTTACGCTCAAAAGATACGCTCGGCCTTCAAACCCCAAGTGATAGTTAGTCAAATGGAGAGATAAGCGCTACTAAGTAGTCAGCAACTGTCAATTAGTTTGAATCAAATTAGTCCTTGTTCCTACACAGAAGTGCGGCAAGGGGGGGGTCTGGTATTAAATCGATTTCTATAAGCT